ATAGGAATAACCAGTTTGGACATTCCCTTTGCCAAGATGCGCGCCTTCATAGCCATCGTAGACTGAGGGTTAAAGTCTCCCTCCACATCTGAAACAGCGGGGGTGAGTGCCAACGAATCCCACACGAACAGAAGCTGCTCGTCAGTGGCACCCAATAACTCTTCGATGGTTTCCAACACGAACTCAACAGAGGATGCCTGAATGTACATTAATCGCTCTAGGTCGCACCCTGCCTGCTCCAAGAAGCTTGGGTCGATGGCTGACTCAGAATCGAAGTAGACGATAAGCATGCCCGTTTTCTGAGCGTTTGCGGCTATTTGCGCTGCCATGTATGACTTGCCTGTGGATTCAAGCCCGGCAATCTCCGTTACTTTTCCAACAGGAATGCCAGATCGATGACCCTTGCTAATGATTGAGTCCAGCCAGCGCGAGCCTGTTGGGATCCATTCTTTAACGGAGGTGGGGTTCTCTCCCGTCAGGTCGTGGGCAACATTTCTGCCTGCCTTTTTATTCACCATTTTCATTAGGTCTTGCATTGATACACGACCCGCTTTAGTTGTGGTTTTTCTTGCCATTATGCTCTCCTTACGTGTTTATATTATAACATTCTAGTGTTAGGTTGTCAACACCAATTTGTGGATCACCAGGGATCTCCAGACATTTTAAGGCTGGAGGCTAGCTTCTGAGATTCATACTTAAATCTCATCTTCATAATTCTTTTGTCTCCAGCTTTAATCCCTATCGAATCATTGCCCACTGGCACCACTTCGATTGGTTCTGACATTAGTGCTTTATATTTTTCGCTCTTGACAGGATCATCAATCGAGGCAGAGAATCCTTTACCCGTTCGACCGCGCCCAGTTACTTTAATGTAATAGGGGTAATTGGTGCCAGCATCCATCCAGTATTCTGTGAGGTGTTGTCTTATTTGTTCTTCGTTCATACTCTGCAGGTGTTCGTAGAGTCTTTCGCGCAGCATGTTTAGGATGTTTCTTCCGATCTCTTCTGCCTTCTCTCGCACCACTACATTGGCAGGCTCGCGGAGATAGAGCTTGCGCTCCCGGGCAGTTCCCGGCAATTGCAACTCTTCAGTTGCGCGCGCTATCTCTGCCTGGATATATCCCCTCAAGTCCACCCCTACTGCGTTTCCAATGGCGCCTACACCGGGATTCTTGAATCCAATGTCGCCTTTTCCTTTGGTAGATTTGGCCGAGATTCCTAACAAGTCCTCTCCCCCGAACTCCAGCAAAATATCAGTGGGATTTCCTGCTGATACTTCACCGCCGGCTGCTTGTGCCAAGACACCGGGTCTGGCAGTCCACCACACGCGGGTAATCTCCCCGTTCCATCCATTCTCGGCTCCCCATTCCAACACTGCTTGGTGCATGGCATGGGCGCGACCTACTTGCTCTTCGTATTGGTCGGGGGTCAGTTGTTCTTTGCGGGCATCGAGCCCCTCTTGGGCTTCTTCGCCGTTGGCAAACTTGTTCCAGTCGGATCCGGCGGAAATATATCCAAACACAATCTCATTAACATCTGCCGCTACAGTGTTGCGAACCTCTGAGATGTTTCTCTTAAAAGTTTCGATAATTTGTTGCATTTTCATTACCCTCTAATTAGTATTTCGGACGAGGATCCTTGTGGTTTTTTTAATTCCTCTAAAAGCGTCTCAATAAGGGGAATAGAGGAAACAAACATTTGCTTCTTATCAAGATATTCCCTGAGCCCAACCAGTTCTCTTTTTGCATCTACTATTGTTTTGGGAAGAACATTCTTCATTCCCATTGCCCATTCAGATTCTATTATCTCATAGTCGCCATAAAGCTTGCGTATTTCTGGACAATTGTTATAAGACAAAACCCAGCCAGATCGTTGAGAAAGTATATCATGTAGTCCCTGGTGATCAAATCCTGCGTGTGTGCTGCCTTGAATTCCATAAAGTTTATTTCGGTCTTCTTCTAGAAAATAAGGTGGATCGCAGTATAAAAAAGCATCGGGGTGCCTCGGGATGGAGACCTTAAAATCTGCCTGCTCTACGGTGAGATTTGGCTGCTTAAAAGACATAACCCGTTCAATCGAAGAATCGGTGAACCTCGCATAGGATGCTCGCCTTGACCAGCCCCCACTAAATGTGGCGCCAGAGAAGCTGCTTCTATTAATAGCATAAAATTTAGCTGCATTGAGCAGCGAGTATTGTGTGGCACCCCTCAGTTCTTCACGCAGCCTCATGAAATCTTCTTTGACTAGACCGCGCTTGTCGCCGTAGTCTGTGTGTGTTCCTCTTAGGGAATCTGCCAGCGTGGCTAGCCTGCTGGGGCTTGACAAGAGTGCTAGCCAAAACCACACCAGCGGCTCAAAGATATCATAACCGTGTACCTTGGTGCCACGGTCAGCAACTGCTAACTCAATCGATCCCCCACCAAGAAAGGGGGAGCATAGCTCCCCGCAGTCTGGTGGGATGTGCGGCAGGATGTGCTTAATGGCACGGCTCTTGCCACCGGGGTAACGCAGTGGGGTTTTCACTTACTGGCCAGTGAGACTGGCGCTATAATAGAGGGAAAGGCAGCGGCTTGAATTTGCCTCCGCACTTCATCAATGAGGGTCGTCTTGCGATTATCACGATGAATAGGCACTTCCATTCGACGGCATTGATTCCAATAGTAGTCGTTGTCTGGAGCCATCTTGCTAATCTCATCATCGTCTAGATGTGGATTATTAAGCTTGGCTGTCTTAAGATCGCTCGACTGAGCGTGCTTAGAATCATTGACCAGTCGTGCATCAATTCCGTGCACGTCTCGATAAAACTGATCGTAGCTGTGGATTGCGTATTTGCCATTGCTATCGTAGAAGTATTCAGCAACCGCCAACATAGCCCAAAAAGTTCTCTGAGGGATCCTCTTGGATGCCGGGACGGCTTGTTGCTGTTCCACGGTAGTTCTAATTATCTCAAGGATAGAGATGAACCGTTGTCGTTCGGCGCGATCATATTCTGGCACCTTTGACATTGGCTTGTCTTCCCCGATCTCAAAAAACCAATCCATATCGTCATCTCTAAAGAATCGGTCTTTGGTGTGAACGTTACAAGTCATGAAAGCTTGTGTCATCCACTCGATATCACGCATGCGACGGACCGCTTGGTCAGAGCATCCACTAAACCGTGGCCACATCTCAACAAAAGTGCCCTCGCAGTTGTTTCGAATCCAGTTTGAAATATCGCTTTGATACGACTGTCGCGACTCTGTTCTGTTTAGCGGATCTCCTGCGTTCAACTTTCGAAAAATTGCAGGAAGCTTGCGGAACGGCGCGTTCTTGACCGTAACTATAAGAACAGTACTGTTCAAAAATGCATGCTGAAAATTAACTGGCAGCTTTTCAAACTTCACATTTACAAATTGGCGGGGTTTGTAACTTAAGTCGTACAAGGTGCCTGTAAAGGTGGTTTCGTTGTTAACAAATGCCATCAAGCCTTTACGTAGGCGATTTTGACCATCTTCGTTAACTGTGAGTTTTCCGGCAGCATGCAGCTTTTTATAACGCTCGGCACCTCGGAGGTCACCGTGGGCTTCCGAAGCTTCAGTGCCGCTCACAATGTCCGTGACAATGATGCCAGACACAGCGGTGCCTTCACTGACAGATTCAATGTATTCGTTGACAGTTTTCTTCTGCCACACTTCCCGTCGTTGGAAGTCTTTGACAACTGCCATCTTCTTATCGTTGTAATCATTTACAACGTCTTGCACTGACACATTTTGTGCAGTGTTGGTTATCTTTCTAATCATTATTATCTCCTATAGTGTTAATGTGCATAGTCTTTACAGGTCCGTTAGTAAAGATGTTGCAGAAAGTGGCACACTTTATCCGGGGTGCTAGCGGAAAATGGATGCAGGGGATGGATTTGAACCACCGACCTCCGGGTTATGAGCCTGACGAGCTACCAAGCTGCTCTACCCTGAACATAAAAAATGCGGCACCCTATTTTCCCGACCGGGGTGCCAGCGGTCTCACACAAGCCGACTACTTGTTGGACATTAGCTCATCAAACGCTCGGTCCACTTCACTATTTGTCTTTTTCGTATTATAGCGTGCGGTTTCCGACGAACGTGACTCGGCACTAAGATCTCCAGAAAGTTGTTCATCAAGAATTGCGTCAATCTCTTCCGGGGTTTGTCGCTCAAAGAGACTATCAAAGTCAGGCATACCATCAAGGAGGGCGGGGATAGCATCCTTGTCTTCAAGCAGCGAGGAAGTACTTCTGCGCATCTTTAGGCTTGTTTGCGGATAGGCACCGGGAGCCGTGGGCTTCGTGTACGTAAGAGAGATATCAGTGCCTTCCATGATGTCTGTGATATCTCCATATTCGGGGTCGAGGATATAGCCCAGAAGCAACTCGTAAGCGCGCTTCCCGTAGCCATAAACCTTGATGCCTTCTTCCTCGCGACCGCGCAGAACGACGGGCGAGAAGAATCGGGCACGAACAAACAATGACTTGGCTAGCTTCTTGCTTTCCTCATCATTAGTTGCAACTCCTTCCTTCCACAAGGAAGAAGCAAACTCGCAAATTGGGCACTTTTCGCCAAAATTGCGCTTTGGACAGACAATGCCGCCCCTGTGTTCTCCCACATTATAGTGGAAGAACATTTCCTTAAGCGGATCACCATCTGAGGTTGGTACGATCCGAATAACTTGGTCACCCTCGTCGGGTTTAAACCAAACGGAGGCTTCTCCTCCATTTCCCTCACCACGTAGTGTGGCAAGCTTCTTTTTCATTAGGTCCATATTGATTGACATGTTTTTCTCCTTGTATTATGTCTAAAGTATATCAAGCGTTCCTTGATATCTAATGTAACACTCTTAATCTACCTTGTCAAGAGTCTTTTGTTGTTGTATTGCGTTAGTATGGGCAACGCAAAACCCAAAATCGTGTAAGTGCGTGTCGTATATTGCATAAGAAAGTTTATGAAATGAATTGTGTGGCTTCTCTTTCAGCATATCCACAATTCGCTTATGCAATCCGATCTCTTTCTCTAATCTTTCCTCATTTATACATAAATAATAACACACATCGCGCGCCATGTCAAGCTCAAAAAGCCATTTTTCTTGAAGATTTTTTGGATCCAACATCCCCACGGTACGGATACGATTGATGTTGTCAGGCTGTGCCACTTGTCCTATTTGAGGCTCTGTGTGAGTGAAGTAATTTAAGTAATGAATTGCCGAGAAGATGGTGTTATTTAGGGATTCATAATAATTTTTAATTGAAATATTCTGAATGTGCTTTTCTATTTCTAAGTTCGACACGAGTGTTACCGAGTTTAGAAGCCCGGATCGAGCATACTCCTGCAGTACTCCATAAACAGTGTTCTCTAATAGTTTGGGGATACCTGTGAGTAGTTCCGTGTCGGGCTTGATGTAAAAGACATCCAGTTTCTTATCGCGGATTTGTTCCAAAATCCCAAGGATATAGTTAGAGCTATAGGATGCACCTACAACGAAGACTTGGACATGTTCGTTCAAATCTTTAAAAAACGTGCTAACGTCGGGGATATTCGCCTCGTACTCTTCTGGGTCCTTATACTTTTTCAATTTGTATTTATATTTGCTGCGGCGCTGAACGGTGCTGTTCAGCAAATAAACATTATAGTTTTTTTGGCTTTTAAATTTTTCGGCAATCGCTGAGGCAGCGTTTCCGATTCCCACAATAGAAATCATACGTTTAATTTCTCCAAATTATAATAATCATTCCCAGCATTAACATTGACCAAATATTTATCGAGCTTGTTGTTTGAAAAAATTTCTTTAATCTCTGGTGCTATGTGTCTTTCGTCCGCTGCCAAATCAATTACTACTTCGTCGTGGACAAGGTGTGAAACAAATGATTTGTGTTCTTTGAGGTACTCGTCTATCTCAATTGCCCTATCAATCACCAAGTCAGCCGTGGTGCTCTGTATAATATAATTGAATGCTTTGCGTTTGTCAACCTTTATTTTGCGACCCAGCGGAGTGTGGACATATTCATCATCATAATACTTATCAACAATGGCACTACGCTGGTACATCTTTTCATCAATCGATGTAGATTCCGCCTGATAAAGCCAACTAAAGAAAATAGTTTTGGCTGTTTCGCGGTCATTGACGGTGCCTTTAGGCAAAACATTCTCCATATTCCACGCATGAATATCGTAGGGGGGCTGCTCTTGCCCAGACAAGCTTAATGCAGTGCGTAATTCTGCACCATTATAATCGAGAGACATAAACCAATCATTGTGAGGTTTCTGTAGCTGTCTTAATTGTTTCGACATCGTTAAGATGGGAAATGAGTTGGAGTGAGTGGCTAGCCGACCGGTGACGGTGCCAAATAGATTATAATCTATGCTGCGGGGTCCGTTCATTAGTCTGTTGGCGCTTGCTCGGTAAACCGATTTCGTAAATATACCTCTGCAGTTGTTGGTATTGAGATTTACTCGTTGGTTTTTTATTTTGTAGAGCAACTGGTGAGCCTTAGCTAAATGACTATAATTGCTAGGCTTTTCGTGTGTTTCAAATACGTGTTTGGTGATTTCATTTTTTAAGTGAAGAAACTTAACTAGAAAATCATGAGGAACCAAATCAAAAAAGCAGTGCTCTTCAAAATTAATCTTGGCTAGTTCAAATGTTTTCTTAAATGCGCGCATCTTGGAAGCTGCTCGTTCAAAGTCTTCTTGTAACGATGAAGGGCACATTTCGCCAAGGGGTCGACCGCCCCCAACAAGCCATGCATACTCAACATCCTCACTCGCAATCGAGCCTGAGTATTTCCAAGTGCGCTGGGTGCCGATAGGGGTGTCGTTGAGGTCAGGGTCAAAGATTAGCTTTCCATCTTGATAGATCCCAACGCATTTCTCTTTATCATCAATCGACTGGAAATACACTACTCGTTCATTTCTTTTATTTCTTTCCATGCACTACTAATATAACTCAAAGAGCCCACATAGTCAAATGGTTTATTCAAAATAAGTTCAAAAGTATCTAAAGCTTTCTCAAAATCAATTTGGGCTAGCTCTATGGTATTGTCGATAATCCTATCTTGTTCTTGTACGGTAAACGATGACTCCTCTTCAACAAACCGAATTTTGCAATATAAGTTTAAAAAATAATAAGCATCATACCGGTCGTATAGCTCCTCCCGAGTAGAATTATTTGGACGACGTATGACTGCCCGAGTTCCTTCTGGTCCCACGTGGACAGTGCTGGTCATGCGTTTCTGTCGGTTTTCTACATACATGCGATAAAGGGTGTTCTTAAAAACGTCGAAATATCTCCGATGGGCAGGCTCAAAGGTAGCACGAAGAAATTCATCAGTATTCATTATCTCATATCGTGCTGAATATTGTAGCATTTGTGCGGATCCAATATCAGCAACGAGTCTCCAAGGAACATGCTGATCTACCATGAACCCATAACCCGCACAAGCATTTAAATAAAATTCCCAGTTATTACTTTGATAAAATTCTTTCCATTTCTCTTTATCGTTGCTCGGATCCAAATCAGCAATTTCAATCGCCAATCCGGAAACATTGATAGGGCAAGATGTACTTTTGATAAACGCCGGTAGTGTAAAAGGAGCGGTGCGGGCAGTCACATATATGTACGGCATAACTTTATTAATAAAACTTTTAAAACTCACAAACTTTATCCTTTCGGCTTTTATTATTTTATTGAAAGCTTTTGAATATGCAGTCAGGTGCTGTCCATAAAGGCGTTGAGGGTTTTCGAAGGCTTTATACACCTGTAGGTTCGCCAAATATTTATCACTTGAATCAATTTCATTTCTCATTATCTTCTTTTGAAACTGCTCCGACAAATCCTGAAATGCATCTGCCACACAGTTAATAGCCATCGAGGACTTAAGGGGGGAGGTGTCGGCCGTTATCGCTTTTAGCGGAAGAAGATAGTTGTTGTTAACCATCGGAATATATTGTCGATCAACTCTACCGTAGAGTCGTTTTTCTGCATAACCAAAATCAACTAAATTTGGGTACAGCGGTGTTTTTGTCTGTGCGTTATATATCAATCTTTTGTTAAATAACTCTCGTGTAGATTCTCGATTATTTTTGGCGAAATATTCTTCCATGTTGGTGCTTGTCCTTTAAATATGATTCATGATGGCTATGGCTTCGGGGGGATGTCAACACCAATTCCGGCTGGGACACCGACGCCCGCATCGCCGGCGGGGGGAGGTCGAACGGAGCGCGCTGGGGGGTTTGGCGCAGGTGCTGGATCTGGAGAGACGTCCGGCGGCAGCGGCGGTGGATCCATTTCTCCGGACCACCCTCCTCCTCCTCCGAACACATCCAGGGCAAGCGCTCCTATGTTGGTT